TGTTCTTTATGGGTTTCAAAACGATTGATAATATCATTACATTGTTCTTTTGTTAGAACATTGTCCCAATAGCTGACATATTCCATTATACTTTTATCCCTTCAAACTTTGAGTTGAAATTTCTTTCACGGTTACCAAATGTGTTTAGTGGTGGTGTATCTTCTTGGCCACTATCAACAATATCAACTTGTGCGGATGCTTCAGCATCATACAATCTCATCTTTGCACGGTCAACACCAACAACAAATCGTTTGTATAGATTAGGGTCACCGTAACGATTCTTCAACTGTTTGACCATAATCTGATTCAACTGTTCAAGTTCTTCAGTAGAAATCAAAGCAAACATGAAGTCAGCAGTTGCAGGCAGACCAAATGATTCAGAAGTATCTTCCAAACCAACATCAGAGTTGGTGTAACCACTTCTTGTTGTTTGTGTAGCACTCACAACAGGCACAGCAAACTCAACTGCCAAACCACGGAGTTCTTCAGCAATAGATTTGATGTAAGCATAAGAATTGATACTTGCACCCATTTTGATACGACTGGAAGAACAAATGTTTAGATAGTCAATGAAGATAATATCTGGCACAAAGTTCTTCTTTAGTTTCAACTCATTCAACAAGGCACGGAAGTGGCCTGCATGAGCAGACGCTGTTGGATATTCTTTGATAATTAGTTTGCCTTGTGTCTTGTTCTTTAGGACTTCAAACTTTCTTTCATAGTCCTGTTTTGTCATTGTTTGCAATTCACTAATATCAACATTCAATAAGTTAGCATCAATACGCTCAGCAATCTTTTCTTCTGCCATTTCCATAGTGATATACAAAACATTATGACCTTGACTGATAGATGAGGCAGCACAATGACACATAAACAATGATTTACCAACACCTGTGCCAGCAAGTGCGATGTTCAGAGTTTTGATTGGGAAACCACCTTTAGTGATTTTGTTGAATAAGTCCAAGTCCAAACGAATACGAGCTTCAACTCTATGATAGAAATCATAACGAGCATCATAGTCATTCAAGTAATCATGGCCAACACTATTGTCAAATGATACTGCAAGAGCATCACTCAATAGTTTAGGTATTTCACCTTTTGCTTTTGTCTTTTGGTTGTCATCAAGGATACCAACAGATTCCATGATTGCATTGTAGATTGCTTTATCTTGGCAAAACTTTTCGGTTTCATCTGTCAACCAAGAAGAATCACTAGGCTCATTTCTTACCTCATGTATATCATTCAAAAGAGTAATCGCTGACTTTACTTCTGGTTCGGTCAGCGATTTACTTTCTGTGAAATTGATTACAAGTGCTTCATGTGTTGGTGGTGTTTTGTATTTGCTTACAAACTCCGCAATTTCTTTGAATACATTTTTTTCTACTTGGTCTGAGAAATAATCTGCACGAATGAATGGTAATACTTTACGAGCATACTCATCATTGTAAATCAGATTCTTCAGGATTGTTTTTTCTAGTCTGTTCATTAGCTTGTTTCGTTAGTATTTCAGTAAGAATATCTCCCATTATTGTAAAGAATTCTTCATCTTTTTGCAAGGCGTCCATATCATGTTCACCTGAATGGACAAGCGTATAACCAAATTCTAATGTTGCCAGTTCACCTTGTTCTTTTACTCTGACACCACCATAATGATATACAACACCAGCATACTTGCCAGAAATGACTTGTATGCCGGTGATATCAGAATTGGTAAAGTCAACGAATTTGAAATCTTTACCTTCTTTAGGCATCTTCTTTCTCTTCCAGAACAGGAGATTCTGCAACTTCTCCCATAATGCTTCCATATGCAATTCCATATTTGTTAGTTACATAATTTTTAAACTTCTCATCTTTTAGGAATGATTCCATAAATTCTGGTGTTTGTGTACCGTCAAAACGAACCTTATCACCAATCTCACCAGTATCTTGGTTTACTTTCGCATACCAACCAGGTGATGGTTTAGATACAAAATTACCTTCAATCAAAATATCCAATAGACCAGAATACTTGTTGATACCACCTTCAAATGATACATTGACAGGAATCTTTGACTTCTCACGGACATAACGAGATTTCTCTACGTTGATAATGAAATTATAACCAACGATTTCTGTGCCTTCTTTTTCTTGTTGACGACCAAGAATATAAATGTTGTCAGCAGAATAATAAGAACCTGTACCACCACCAACGATATCTTTAGGGAACATACCGATTTCTTTGTAAGTATGATTCACAACTACCATTGGAATATCTTTGATTGTGAGATGCGGTGTCACCATGCGAAATAAAGATTTGACTTGTTTAGCTCGTGACATATCAGCAACAGACTTGCCTTCAAGAGCATCTTCAACTTCTTTCTTTGATGCCAAATTACCGATAGAATCAAGGATAATCATCAACTTATCACCACGATTGATTTCTTGTAACTGTTGCATAATATCAAACTTCAATTGTTCAATGTCGGTCAATGGTGTATGTAATACTCTTTCCATATCAATACCAAATGTTTCAAAGTATTTGACTGGTGTACCAAACTCTGAATCATAGAATAACAAGATAGCATCAGGATATTTGTCCATGTAAGCTTTTGCCATCAACAAACTGAAAGCTGTTTTGAAGTGTTTTGATGGACCGGCCCACATTGTAAGACCTGGCGTCATACCACCGTCTAGTGAACCTGATAAGGCCACATTTATCATTGGCACGGCAGTTGATACTACATCTTTGTCTGTAAAGAATTTAGACTTAGATAGAATTGCCGAATCTTTGATTGTTGAATTCTTTTTTAGTTTTTCCAATAAACTCATAATAACTCCTGTTTCGTATATTGTATATTATATTTACTTAGTATTGAGGTAATCATCCAAAGAAATCATCTAATGAGTTTGCCTTTTCGGAAGTCCAACCCATACAATCCAAAATAACTTTGATTGGTTCTAGGAAAGCTTTATCAAACTGCATATCATAATCAATAAACTTATGTAAACCAAACTCAACAGGCAATCTAGTTGGGTATGATATAACAATGTCTTTGAATGGGTTAGGTTGTTTTAGATAGGTGAATTTTAGTTTTTCACCATCTTGGATTTGTGGATATTTTTTATCCAGACCCATCTGTTTCAAATAATGATTGTATAGAATTGCACCCTTTACATGAATTGGTGTGCCTTTCTTATACAAAGTAATTCTATCTGAATATTCTTTCAGACCATTCAATCCTCGTGGGAAAGATATTTCTTCTGGCGGCAAAGATTTGAATTCTTCTTTGAAGTCAGCAATAAATTTATGAATATCAGATTCGGTGCCCTTCATCATCAACTCAATAGATTTTTTCATCTTCTGACGGATTGCCGATGGAGTTGATGACTTTACCATTTCAAGACCCATAACTTTCACTTTTGGTTCTTTATATTGAACACCCTCATTGTTATACACATTGAGAATATATCTTTTCTTGGCAGTCCACAAACCCTTGTTGGCAAGGCCTTCTCGTTTCATTTGCATTTTTTGAGCATAGGCTTTAGTGTATTCAGACAACTCCTGATAACTCGTATCAATGAACGGTTGAATCTTCTGCTCGCATATCTTATCCATGATTCCGATGGTTTTGGTTGTATCATCCACCCGAGCGAGACCAAACTTATTGATAAGCTCTCCAAGGCGTAAATAGATACTGTCAGTATCACTCGCAATAACATAGTCAATGTCCTTAGTTTCTAATAACTTGTTCATAAAACCATTCAATCGGTTTTCAATCCAACGAATGGACAATTGACCCGCTAGGGTAACAGCAAGTGCTTGCCGTAAATCATAGAATCGGAAATACTGTGAACCCAAAGCACCATATGCCGAATTCAAACCAACTTTCTTTGCTAGTTGAAGATTGTCATACCTTGCAATACGATTTTGTATTTCTTTTTTGACAGCTGGGTCAGTTTCATTTTCATACTCCTGTTTTGCCAATAACATCATCTTTTTGAACTTTTTTCTGTCCTCATACATTTCTTCCAACATTTGAGGTAGAAAGCCACGCTTATCAGTTCTAAAGAATTGGCCATTTGGTGTAATTGTTGCACCAGATAGTTGTGATAAATCAACTTCTTTGTTCAACATTTTATCAACAGTAACACCATTAGAAAGAATCATACGCATTTCAGGTGTATAATCTTTTGGTTCAATCAATGTTTCTGGTGAAATATTATATTGCATCATCAAATGAGGATACAATGAGTTCAAGTCAAATGAAGCAACCCAATTGTGCAAACCAACTTGTGGTTCTTTCACATAGGCACCTTCAAATGCCGAATCTTTATCTTTTACAATTCGTGGTGGTACAATGATGTTCTTCTCAAGCAGATAAGCATATGTCAAAGAATCCCACATACGAGTTTGTGCAAAGATATCTTCATAGTTTGTTTTGGTGTCATATGCCAAAGTCAAACCAAGTTCAATCAATTTCAACTTTTCTTCAAGTCGCAAAATCAATTCAACGTCTTTGATGTTATACTCAATAAACTTTTGATAGTTCAAACGATACAATTGATGTAGGTTATCATACTCATCATATGATAACTTATTATCACCAAGTTCTACGTTAGCAATATTGTCCAACTTATAGGACTCTTGTGACTTACCACCTGGCGCATACCATCTGTATAGTTCAATATAATCTAGTGTAGATACACCAACGAATTCATAAGCAATCAACTCACGGTTATTGACAACAGCTTTGCGTTGGCTAATATTATTCCATGGTGAAAGTTTTTTAGACTCATCTTCACCAAGAATTCTATTGAAACGATTGATGAGATAAGGTATATCAAAGAACTTGATATTCCAACCGGTGATTACATCAGGACAATTCTCTTGCCAATAAGCAAGATACTTTTTACACAAATCAGTTTCATCTAAACATTTGATATATCTTTCTGTGCCTTTGATTTCATAATCACCACAACCCCATACAACAGTTTCACCGTTGATGAATGTCAAACAGATTGCTGTGATAGGTTCTTGTGCGATATATGGGTCAGGGAAACCATTCTCTGACCCAACTTCAATATCAACAATCGCAATAGAAACATCATCAAACTTCCAATCAATCATACCAGGATGTTGTTCAGCAATAAAAGCATATTCAAATCTACTTTGACCATAGATTTTGAAATTTTCTACTTCATTATATTTTTTGATGAAATCTCTTGCTTCACGCATAGATTCAAACTTCATTGGTTCAAGTGCTTCACCAATGAGAGATTTGTATTTGGTATTTTTATTGGACTGTAAAAACAAAGTGGGCGTATAAGCCAGTTTTAGTTTGACCCTACGCCCATCTTTGATACCACGATAAAGAATGTTGTTACCTACAGCGGCAACGTTTGTATAATAATTAGTCATTCATACATTATATCAGAGTTTTGGAATGGCTGAGGCAATTTGAATACCTGCACCAAAGACTTGGTTGTATTGGTTTTCCAATTCAACAACAGGAGATGTTGTAGTAAGAATATCTGCCTTACTGAACTCAACACCTGTTTTGAATTCTTCGGCATAGTCCAAAAATGGAGCAAACCCCATCATGGGACCATCTTTTGATTGTTGAATGTAAACTTGTACCAACTCTTTTATTGTAACATGAGTATCATCTTCTTTGACGATTTTACCCATAATAGTTTGGTTAGTCTTGAAAGTGTAAAGTTTTACTGTCATATTTTTTGATTTCTAAAATTAAATGTGAACCATATTCAATTGAGAATTTGGCGGCTTCTTCTAGTGATGGAAAAACTTTATTCAATACCTGAGATGCAATTTTTCCATCTGATAAGTAAAACACCCTAAACATTTACGGGTGTCTCCGCAGGAAACACAGAGAGTGTGACCCACCTTTTAGGGAATAACATTTCACGACCTTGAAAGTCTTTCATGTCTTGTGTTGGGTCAGCGACTAAACCAACCAATTCAACTTGATTATCAAACTCACGGAAAAACAAGTCATACTTGTCGGCTCTTGGCAATTTATATTCAACTGCCATCTTCTTTGCTAAATCACGGATGTTCATTATACTTCCTCTTTGTTTACATACGAACTCAAATCTGGTGGCCTCCAACCTTCTGGCTTTAGAACCTTACCATCTTCTCTCTTTATAACCTTGCCAGTCTTTCTATCAATCTTGGCAAGATTAGACCTTGCTACTTCATTCCAAGCAGCATCAACTTTATAACCTTTCATGTGACAGAAACCTAGGATAACCCAAATCATGTCCATGCAAGCATCAAGTTGTTCTACTTCATCATTTTCTCTACGAGCAACAACAAACTCCTCAAATTCTTCTTTGATTAGTTTGGCATATAACTCTGCGTTTTCGGGAGATGGCTCTTGGTCACAAGCCTTTTGGAATACTCTCACATCTAGTGACATACTCATAATTTATACTCATCATAAAATTGAAGGAGCCGAACCTTGCGATTCGGCCGTGATACATTTATTTAGTTCTTAGCTGTTCAAAACCTTGGCAACACTATTGACTACTGAAGCAATTCTACCGATATCACGCAATTGTTCTACTGTGTATCCTTCTTTCTTCAATGTATCGTAATGTGCCTTCACACAGAAATGGCATTTACCTACAATAGAAGCGGCAAGTGAGTATGCCTCAAATCTACCTTTGGTTGTACCACCATGATTACTCATGGCATTCATACGCAATTGAGGTGGTAGACCAGAAAGATTAGGGTCGTTTGCCATCTCAACGAATGGGTACCAAGTATTGGTCATAGTCATCAAACTTGATGCTGTCATAGCAGCGTCACGCTCTTTTTCATCTAAGAAATCAGATGCGATGAATGTAACCAATTTACCATTACCAGAGGACATGGCAGCTGCAAGTGCAATACCATGTGCCTCATCTACTGGAATTGAACTGCGATTGATAACGGAGTCTAAATTTAGCTTCGTATCTTTTGCATATTCAGGTAGGGCTTCTTTGATAGAATCTACCCAACTCATAGTGTATCTCCACCGATTGCACGGTTACAAGCACACTTCTCACCAGTTTGCAAAGCATCCAAAATACGGAGAGTTTCTTCTGGTGAACGACCAACATTCAAGTTGTTTACTGTAACG